GTTATGGATAATTTTACAGAAGATTTAATGAAATACTTATGCGATTACGCGTTTGAAAACAAAATCGGATATGAATTCAGTTCGAAACATGATCCTGATAGATCCCCAAGGTCTATTACTGCGTTGCGGATGGTATTTATGAATAACAATTGGCCCAATAAACTAGAAATTCCTTTTCAATTCGCACACGAAATTAGCCACGTGATTAATGGCGACTCGGGTTCTAATAATTTCGCGGCACCCTCTTTCTACTCGAAAGAAGAATTTAACGCCAATAAGCGCGCTACAAGGATCCTACTAGAATACTGTGATTTACATGGTTTTACATGGGATAATGTCATTGATTTTATGCATAGCTTTAGCATACCTATTCGTGCTAAAGAGGCCGTTAAAGCCGGTTTTAAAGAGCATGTTGGTGTGCCCTATAGTGTTAAAGCTTGTGAGATTTAATAAAAAGGGATTGAAGGAAGGAAAATGTTCGATGGCTTAAGAGCTAGATTTCGTCAGAAAAAAGAAGAAAAACAAAGAGCCGCCAAATTGGCACAGAAACAATATTTAGAAAAGTTAGATAAGTATAAGAATAGTTCTTTAAGTGACTTAGAAATCACTATTGAAGATGTCATTCTAAAAAAGAACGAAGTTGCCTATTACATGGGACAGGAGCTAACTAGTTGGCTGGAACCTAGAAAGCGCACTAAATCAGTTTCTTATTCTGGCGTTTCGGGTCGAGTTAAGATCGCTAAAGGTGTCTACATAAAAACCGGAAGCATAAAACCCATGAAGCAAACTCAAACAACTAACGTGGTAATTCATCAAGGAGTAATGGTTATTACCAATAAACGTATTTTATTGATAAATCATGACGAAATATCTCAAATTACATATCGTAATGTTGTTCAAGTTGTGCCATATTCTGATGGGATGGCCATTTTAAGATCAAGCGGAAAGAAAATCACCTTAACTGGATTTAATGGAGAAATACCCTCAATCCTTCTCACGCGAATTTTAACTGGGGATACAGAGGCACATAATTAATTTTTGGAGGAAATCAGAATGAAGAAATCACTAACACTAGGAGCAGTATTTGTATCTTCACTTATTTTAGCTGCTTGTGGTAACGGTAATACAAAAAAAGATAGCTCTAGCAATAAAACCGTAACTGTCGCTAAACCTAAAGAGGACAAATACTACTTTAAAAATGACGAACTAAGAATACATGATTTAAAGATAAAGATAACAAATTATAAAGTTATCCCAGTTGGAGAAAAAGGAAACGAATATGGTAAAAAGCCAGTGCTCGCCATTTGGTATAAAGCTACTAATTTAACTAATAAAGAGATTGACCCTAATACCGCTTGGATGGCAACTTTTGAAGCCTACCAAGACAACAATAAAAATCGGGAAAATAAATTAAATGTTGGCTCCCTCCCCGATCAAAAATTTCTTGATACCCAACAAGAAAATATCAAAAAGAATGGCACTGTTGAAAATGCTGTAGCTTACGAACTCGATGATAATAAAACGCCAGTAACGCTTAAGGCTACACAAGGTGTTGGCGGTAAAGAATTAGGAACCAAGACTTTTAAAATTAAAGAAGTGCTTACCAATGCTAGTTCTTCTGCAAGTTCTGAAAGCTCTGAAACTTCTTCGGTGCAGTCTACTTCAACTAGTAGCAATAGCACATCTGAACCCAAGGATAGCAACATGGTGAGTGTTGGCGCTGGTAAGTATTCTCAATATAATGATCCAAACAGTCAGACTGATACCCCAAAGGAAGAAGCAGAATTAGAAAAGCAAGTTTCCCGGATGAATCAATCTAACAATGATGATGATAAATATGGAAAACCGGGCGAAGCACAACAAGACCTTGAAGATAGCATGTACCAAAAAGGTCAAGACACGATGAACGCTTACCTTAACGGTATGCAAAATGCTGGAAATTAATATGTAAACAAAAAGCCACATCCCCCACTCGCCAAAGTTTAGGATGTGACTATCAACTGAACTACTCGAGGGGCAGCCCCTCTTCGTTTGTCTATTTTAGCATGTTGGACTGCCTCCAGAAAAGAGAACGGAGGTTCGCGTTATGGCGTCATTTGAAAAACGTAGAAAGAAATATAGAGCTGTTGTATCAGTAATGGATAACGGCGTACGTAGAAAGGTTTCCAAGACCTTCCCCACCAAAAAAGAAGCGACTGAGTGGGCTACCATTATGGAAGCCGATAAGTTTCAGAATAAAAAAATCATAGCTTCCAGTATGACCTTTGCAGATTGGTTTAAGATGTGGATGGAAAATTATAAGAAGAGCGAAGTTAGAGAATCTACTTACGCTGCTTATAAAAGTGATCACAACGTAATTTCAAAATATTTTGGGAATACTACTTTAGCCGAATTAACGTATCCATTGCTTCAATCTACATTGGACAAAATTGGAAAAAAGAAAAAGCAAGGATCTGTTGCAAATTTAGTAATTAAGATCCGTGCATCATTGAAAGAAGCGAAATATGAACAGTATATTAAATCCGACATTTATTCAAGATTAAAACCACATGGTATCAGAGTTGATAAAAAGGCTAATGTTTTATCTGCTACAGAGTTTGAAAAACTGCAAAATTATCTTTATCAAAATTACCAAAATAATTTAGTGAACGGTGCTATTCTAGTCGCCCTTGAAACCGGAATGAGAATTGGCGAAATACTTGCCCTTAGTTCGAAAGATGTTTCCGCTACTTTTAAAACAATCGTTATAAACAAATCATTATCTCATGCCACTAGTAAGATAACACCTCCTAAAAATAAACATTCAATCAGGACAATAAAAATAACTAAAGAATTAGCCAATGTAATTGAATCTTATGGGTATCACGAAAGTAGAATATTCAATGTGTCTTCAGATACAATCCGAAGGAACTTAGATGAAATTATTGAACTACTAAATCTAACCCCTATCACTACACACGGTTTAAGACACTCACACGCCTCTTATTTGTTGTATAGAGGTATATCAATTAATTATGTTTCCGCACGCTTAGGACATGCTAATGTCTCAATTACTCAAAGGGTATATGCTCATATGCTCAAGGAAGAAAAACAAAGAGAGCAAGAAAGAGCAATGGAAATCTTATCAATGTCCCCAAATGTCCCCAAAAGAAGCCAAACCCCTTGA